TATGCCTATTTGGATTGTAAAAAATTCTAATACTTGGAAAGTTTATCAAGTTACTAATTCTGGTCAAAGAATTACCAAAGGAACATTTCCTTTAACTAAAAAATCATTAGCAAATAATTTAAAGAAACAACTTCTATCTGAAGAAATAAATAATCCTGTAAGTGCAAACGAAAGAATTACTTTTGATAAAGGATTTAATGAGTATTTAAATAATTTAGATAATGAAGTAACTAATAATATTATTACAGACTTTACAGCTATAGGTTACAAGTCATTATTAAAATACCACGTTAGACCCTATATAAATAAAACATATTTAGATGAGTATTTAATATCTGATTTTAATGAGTTTTATATTCCAAAGTTAAATGTTAGCCAATCAAGAGCTTCTAATAAGAAGGGTCAAACAATAAGTTTTAAAGCTTATAAAGATACAATAGCTGTATTTAAAAGATGTATTAAGTTTTGGAGAGATAGAAAGTATAATATTGGTTCCCTTAAAGAGATACTGGATTACCAAATAAGAAAAGGAATAAGAAACAATAACCAAATTTCAATAACAAAAAAAGAGTTCTATATAACAAAGCAAGATGTATTTGCATTAATTTCTGAAGAGAAATCTAATGAATATAAATTAATGTATCAGCTAGCATTTGAAAGCGGAGCTAGAGCAGAAGAGATTATGGCTGCTTGTTTTGAGGATTTTGATAGTGATAATAATATCTGGTATATTTCTCACTCAGTTAATAATCATAATATATTCTTAGAAAACCGAACTAAAACTTCAGCTGGTCAAAGACAAGTTCAATTAACACCAGAAATATTTAAACTTATAAAAGCTTGGAAACTAATAAACATTAATCCAAAGAAAGAAGCTAACGGGAAATACACTAGAATATTTAAAGCTGCTAAGACATCTCCTAACGATCATATTCAAGCAACAGCTAAAAGAGCAGGTATTAGATGGGAAGGTGGTCTATCCCCTTTTAGAAAACTATCTAGTTCTTTGTTGTGGAATAGCGGAAAGTTTAATGAAAAAGAATTTTGTAAAAGATATGGATGGGAAACAACGCCTGTATTTATCAGACATTATTTAAGAAGCACAAATAAGAATAATCAAACAAGTAATATTAAAGAAATTTTTGAATTTGAAAAAGTAAAAGAGATCGCATCAACTACAATTGGGGTAAAGGATGATGCACGCAATAAGACTAACTGAAGATGAGATAAAGTTAAGAAACATAATAGCTAATAACTTAAAGATAATAAGAAAACAAAATAAGCTTTCGCAAAAAGAAGTTGCTTTAAAGCTTAATTGTACTTTCCAACAAGTCGGTAAATATGAAAAGGCAACTAATACATTAAGTTCTATTAAGCTTAAGAAGCTTGCTGATATGTTTAATCTTCCTGTGGAAAGATTTTATTTTCCAATTGAAACAGTAATAGCGCAAACGCAAGAAATTAAAATAGCGCATTGAGTAAGACTAAGTCAAAAGTATTTGGTTGTGGCAAGTGCCAATGGTGTGGGAAAGAACATCTATCCAATGAAGGTGGATGGATCATCAACGCAGAAAAGAAAAACTTCTGTCATTCAGATGGTGGTTGCTACGACAAATACATAAAAGCTTGTAGAGAGATTGCTCATCAACAAACAACTGATGGTATCTATGAGTGGAATAAAAAGATTAATTATATTTTAAAGAAAGAAAAGTTGTAGCTGTGTGTGAGAAATTAAAAAACTGTGTGTGCTTTGTGTGTAAATGGAATTAGAATTTTATGAATTTATATATACCAACAGTTTTGTATTGGCATAATTGTCTACTTAGAATTGCAAAATTAAACTATTAGTGTTGCTAAATAAAACTAATAAGCGTTTAGCAAATAGTTTCGAGTCCTGCTCGGGGAGCCACTTTCATCAAGTAAGTACGCCACTTTCTGATTTGCCTGTGTGTGGATTGTGTGTTTTTTTACTTTGCTTTAACTTATTGGCACCGAGTTTTTTACTTTGCATCTACAAATGTTCAATAAAAAACATTTAATTTGAGGTGAGAAGTAAATACATTTAAAATACATTCTTAAACATATCCTTATGCGGGAATGGTGAATTAAACTCTGCCTTGACCGTTATAGGCTTTCTTTGAATTACGCTTGTTTTGTTTTTTGCTGTGCCTACCTGGTCTTTTCTTTTTTGTTTTCTTAGTAAGTTTATCATGCTGTAACTTCTTAGCCATTAGCCTTTAAATTTATTCATAATGTTAATTCCAAAAGAACCAGAAACGATACCAGCTAAGATATACCAAAACATATCTGGAGCTTGTTTAAGTAATTCCCAACCTTTAACAACATAAGGTTCTGTTGCTGGAATAAAATGTGCAAGAAGCAAACCAGTGAATACTAAAGTTAACCATTCATCTTTCCAAGATCTTTCACTTGAAAGCACTTGTTGAGTTTCAATTTTAGCTGCACATTCAAGTTCAGTAACTCTTTCTATTTTTTTAAGTTCTAAAGAATGATTGATAGCTCCAATAGTTTTATCAACTAATAATTCTGTTATTGGATTTTTAAATATTACAGATAATAAACCCCACATATTAATTACAGCTCCTCATTATGTTTGCTAGTTCTTTACAACGATCTGGTGTTTGTCTTGCAAATAAAGAATTAGAGATTTGTTTAGCAGCTTCTTGGTAATCTTGTTTTTTTAATGCAGCTAACATTAATTTAAATTTAGAAACATTTCCGACTCCTAACTGGTAAACCATTTCTATAATAACACCTTTAGCAATGTTAGAGATTTGAAAACCAGTTAGTAAATACTCTGCTCCCATATAAGCTTGTTCAAAATCTTTATTAAATAATTCTTCTAAAATATCTTTGTCGTAAATAATGCCTTCTACAAAATCATCATCTTCAGTTAACAAATGACCATAACCAATAGTTGGATTACCCAAATGATCTTTATAAACTTTAGCTATAAAGCCTTCGTGTTTCTTAATTCTGTCTATTGTCTCTTGCATCCACATATAATAATTTAACCTTAAGTTTCTTTTGAAGTTTAGTTACACCTCTATAAATTTTTGTATTAAGTATTGGGGATTTAAGGGTACCGAGTTTATCTGTGGTTACTCTGAATTTTTTTTTTCTTACGTTAAATGATTTAACATCATAAGGTTGATAGACCCCTGTGTTTAGATCAAGCGTTACAAAGTCTACGGGACCAATCCCACCTACTGGTGCAAACACTACTAAGTTAGCTTGTTGTAAGAAATATTGCTGCGCAATTTGTTCGCAGTATAATCCTTTTACGTTAGATTTTCTTTTCAGTTAGATTTGCCAAAGATATTCCAGGCAGAAGCGAGAGCAGTAACGATACCAATAATCCATACCAATACTTTAACTCCACCTTTACCGTAAGCGATTTCTTGTTTTATAATATGAATGTCGTCTGAATTAACTTGAATTAATTTATGAAGCTCAGAAATTCTTTGATCTATAGATATTAATGATACAATAGTTGTTGAAGATTTCTTATTTCTTTTTGCCATTATAATATTCTTTTAAAGTCTTTTCTACATCTTCAAAAAAATCTGACCAAAACTTTTGACACTCTTTAACGTATTGTTCTGTATTTTTTTTAGCCTGTTCGTAAGATGGTAGTTCAAATTTGAACATATTGTTTTCTCCTTTGTTGTTTTTATTTAAAAATTTTAATTCTTCGGTTGTATAAGGTAGCATTACTTAACTTCTATTTTATCCCAAGATAAAGTTTGTTCGTTCCAAGAATACTTATTGTCATCTTGTGGATAAGCAACTGGTGCATTCCAAATACAAGTATCTTCGTTTAATATCCAAGAATTAAAAGGTTTAGGTGCTATGAAAGCATCTCTACTCTGATCGTATTGAAAACCTATTCCAGCAAAGTTTTTTCTAATGTTATTATTGTATGAAGTTTGTTTCCAAACATCTCTAGTATTATAAAGTTTATTAATAAAATCTACTCCAGCTTGTTCAGTAACTGCAATATCATTAGATACTACGATTACTTGTTCAACTATATTTCCAACTCCTAATTTTGCAAAGTGTGCCATAAATTATCCTGTGTATGTTCCTGATGCGTTATAAACTAATATTGTATCTGAACCTGATGTACTAACTGTTGGCGAACCTGTTGTTGTTGCTGAATAACTAGCTGTTGGCATACGAAGTATAACAACTCCTGAACCACCATTGCCACCATTTAAACCACCAGCAGCTCCTCTTAAACAACCTCCACCACCACCGCCTGTATTTGCTGTTCCATTTGTTGGTTGAATATTGTCAGAAACTCCTCCTCCACCAGCTCCTCCTCCACCAGTTCCACCAGCTCCTATTGCTGCAACATCACCAGATCCTCCACCGCCACCACCTCTGCTAACAGAAGAACCAGTAATAGAAGATGCTAAACCAGCACCTCCAGTTCCACCTGTAGCACCAGAAGCATTACCACCGACAGCACCAGCACCACCTCCACCTTCACCACCAGCATTAGCTCCTCCAAAACCTCCAGCATAACCTTGATTTGCTGTACCAGAACCAGCAGTACTTGCATAACCACCTCCGCCAGAACCACCAGAAGCACCTTCATAATTACTACCATCATTACCACCACCAAAACCACCTCCAGCAGAAGTAATTGTTGTAATATTTGATCCTGAAATAGAAGAACTAGTTCCACTATTTCTACCTGTACCAGCACCACCAGCACCAACTGTAATTGTATAAACAGTTCCAGAATTAAATGTTAATTCTGTTTCTGAAGTTCCACCACCGCCTGATGTTTCTGTTGAAAATGAATTTCTATATCCTCCTGCACCTCCACCTGAACCAGGAGCTACAGAACTTGTATTTCTACCTCCTGCTCCACCACCAGCTATTACTAAAAAATCTACTGAATAAGGAAGTATATCTATTGATTGTGTTCCATAATTTGAAGCAGAAGTTGAAACCCAACCTTGTGTAGAATCTACATAAGTTAAAGTTACAGCTTCTCTATTTGTATTTAATCCTTTTGTTACTGTTCCACTATTAATTTTATTTCCATTAGGTGAAATAGATAAAGCATTTGTAGCAAAAGTTCCTGCGTAATCTAATAATATAATTGTATCTCCAACACTTGGTGATGCAGGTAAAGTTACTGTGAATGCAGCTGAAGTAGTATTTAAAGGATAACCTCTACCAGCTACAGCAGTAAATCCAGTTGTTTGAACTGATTGCCAAGCTATTAATCCTGTTGTACCTGATGCAAGTTTAGCAGAAGTTACTGTACCATCACTAGGAGTACCTATTGCAAGTACATCACCTAATACTAAAATAAAATCTATTGAGTCAGAAGTAGTTAAAGCATCTGAGAATAC